CCCTTCGGTGACGAAGTCGATGCGCGAGCCGTCGAGGAATGCCAGGTTGTCGGCATCGATCAGCACACGGGCGTCATGCGACTCGAAGCTGTGATCGGTCGCACGAATTTCGTCGGCGATGTCGAAGGTGTGCGCCAGGCCGGTACAGCCCACTTTCTTGATGCCGATGCGCAGGGCAATCCCTTTGCCGCGCTTTGCAAGCTGGTGCCGAATCTGTTTTGCTGCATTTTCAGTCAATGTAATCATATTAAACTCCTGTTTTGTGTTATATTCCACGAAACATATCCTTCCTTACAATGGGCATTTGGTAATTTATCTTATTGTATTATCCTTACATTATGACTGATAAGAATCTATTCCTCTAGAATTTAATATTGTATTACAATAGATACATTGCATCTACTATGCATAACAAAAAGATCTGTAGTGATATGTTTCCATAAATCAGTATAGTGTTTGTTTTATTTTCAGTAAAATTTTTAATTGCTGTAACTATACTTTATAACTAACTGCTATTTATCTTTTAAATGGTGCCCCCACTAGGATTCGAACCTAGGACGCTCTCTAATCTGGAGACGATGCTGCGTATAAAGCAGGTGTTTTACCACTAAACTACAGGGGCTTATCAAATTTATTATAAATACTTTGGCAGCAGACGATAAAGGAAATCATGCAAGCATATACATACTCTATACGACATTTACCTACAAACAGAATTTATTACGGTGTTCGAAAATCGACCATAATCGATATTGGAATCACTTATTTCTCGTCCTCTAAATTAGTAAAAAGATTACTATCCACTGAACCAATTGCTAATTTTAATTTCAAAGTTAGCAAACTATTTCCCTCGTACGAAGAAGCAAGACTGCACGAAACAAAATTTCTAATTCGTATAAATGCTATTACAAATCCGATGGTTTTAAACCAGGCAATATCTTCTCCCCGACTCTGTTCAAAAGATCCTGTTGCCGAATCTCGGCGACGATCAGCCATATCAAAGAAAATGACAGAACTTTGGGAAACACCCGAATATAAAAACAACCAATCCTTTAATAAATTATCTAAGGAAGAACAAACTAAAAGGGGTACAGCTGGTGCCAAAAAACGGGCGAACAATTACACATCGGGCAAAACATTATATAAAGATAAAAAAGAACCTGTATATAAAAATATATCAATAATCAGAAATAATATATCCAAAATTATTAAACAGAATCAATATGCTGCATATGCAAAATGCGGATGGAATAAACATCTCTGACTACCAAGTCTCGCTCGCATATCCCTTAATTTCTAAATGTTCCGATCCATGTCATAAACTTCTTCTGTGCCGTAATAGCCCAAAATGGTTGTGGACAATTCCAGCCAATAAATGCACCAAGTGCAATCCAAAATAATGTCATATAATACTCCTATATTAAATATTATGTATCTCTTTTTATGTGGAGCGAGATGCGAGATTCGAACTCGCCTCTGAAGCTTGGAAGGCTACGGCACAACCCCTATACCAATCTCGCATCTTATTACTTATTTACCTCTATATTCCTGCGATTGCTTAATTTCTTTTGCTTGTCTACACAAGAACAATCCGAATAATTCAAGTTGATCTGGTGTCATAAACATATCATGGGTTCCGTGAACACTATCTTTATTTACATAATGTTCTGTTGTCATATAAACCTGACCAGAATATTTGTCACTTTCCCTAACAGTTACATCAAGTGTAAAAGCAGGATTAACATTCAAGCTCATTGTTGCCATACAAGTCTTTCTATATTTGGTGCCCCTTGACAGAATCGAACTGCCGTAGCCTGATTACAAAACAGGTGTAATACCATTATACTAAAAGGGCGTATTATGTATTTATTGTAACAGTATTTATGCCTTTAGTCAATTACACCAGTCTGGTTTAGATCCTGTACCATCATAAGGTTTGGCTAATCCAGCTTTTAATAATGCTTTGCCAACATCAACATCATTTATGAAAACATGTGCATCTATTCTGCCACCGTATTTGTCCCAGTCTGCATCACGTATGGTCATTATGGTTTGGTTTTTAGCCAAATTCTTAACAAATTCTGTAGCCTTTAACCCTAGTGCTTTCTCTTTATCACACTTGCCACGCCATGTAGATTCAGGCGTATCTATGTCTCGTATTCTGATAGACACATTACACAGCGGGCATGGCATCGGTAGAACAGTTTTGATTGTGTCGCCGTCGATAACCGAAACAATCGGAAATGACAAATCATGCGCAAATGCAATGATTGGAACTAACAATAATAGTGTGAGGAGTTTTTTCATAGAAGCCTAAATATGGAGCGGAATATCGGTCTCGAACCGATGGCCTAAACATTGGCAATGTTTCGCTCTACCCCTGAGCTAATCCCGCATACTTATATTTATCAAAAAACAATTTGTAGTGTGTTATCACACCAAATGCTCTACAGACATAATCACGCATTGATAGATTAACCATGTAGGATTAATTTTATCTTGGTTCCCTCCCTCCCGGGCGAAACAAACATGAACAGCGGTCTGGCAGTTTTTACGGCCTTTCACGTTACATCGATACTTAGCACGACTCTGCTCGCAACTCCTTAGAGGATGGCAACTTCCATGCCTACCTTCTACAAATTGTTCAGCAGAAAAGGGCCTTGCGGCCCAATTCTGGTTAAACTTCCTTAGAAGTCGTATCTGGTTGTCATCACGGTTTTAAGCATAATGCCGATTGGTGTCATTTCTTCACCGCCCAATACTGACTTAACAATACTAGGGCTAAATCCAGATATCAGTGCTGCACCAGTCTTGTTATAGGTTACTGGAGAATTTCCACTTCTTCCAGAGAGGTTCCAGAACACAATCTGTGGAACCTTGTAGCCGGCGGCTGCATATTCTGTCTCGATGAATTCCATTGCGCTTACGCTAACCGGTGAACCACCAGTTGAGCTATGGTTCGAACTACGGCCAGAACCATTCACGGTAATACATGCATCGAATTCCATGTCTGACAAAATCAACAACTTTGTTGGCATCTGTTCTTGTGGGACAGAATGTGTCACTGCTGCCGTCAAGATTAACTTGAATACTGCACCAATGTCTGTGTTCATTGCCCATTTGGATTTTTCCATCTGATCGACACGCTGGCTTAATGTTCCAGTTACCTTGATCAATTCTGGCGTACCAGAGAAAGTTACAAAGTTATCCTTAAACACACCGCCCATACGTTCCGAAACATACAAGCCGAGCGATACCGCAACATCCATAGCAGTTACGCTACCGGATACCGATACACCCTGCATAGAACCCGACACGTCAACAACCGGAAGGATGTTTTCGTCAGAACCTTCCAGGTAGTTAGGCAATGCTGCCCACTGTGCATTCGACACAGTCTTATCGCCACTACGCAATGAACGGAGAACGTCGTATGGATACGCAACCGAAGCATTAATCGTCGCTTCACCAGTTACCAACTTTTCCTTGTATTCACCATATCCCTTAGGATCGTGCTTCAGGAAAGCCTTCTGATAACGGGCAGCCGCTACAGACGGAACGTGAGGGTATGTGATATCTTCCCATTCACGGGCACACATCTTCTGTTCAACAGTTGTTGACAGACCCACTACCAACTTACGATAACCTTTAGGGGTCATCTTCATGTAGGCGCGAATCTTGTTCGCTTCTGCGCCCTGGCGTGGACACCATTTCGCGCACAGTCCATCCTGCACGTCATTCAACGCAAAGGAAATCATACGCAGGGCATCGCGTTCTAACGGAGTCCCAAATGCGATGAACAAATCATCCCATCGTCCCAGTTCCGGAATCTTCATCAATACTTTCGCAGCCATTGCTGGCTCAGTACGGATCAAGTATCCAAACAACTTGCGGAAGGTTTCGCGTTCGCCGGAACCACCTCGGGCATCACGGCAATGCTGAAGAATACGAGTCGCAACTTCGGAATCTTCCACCAAAGCTGCTGCAAAGGTTGCAGTGATATCCTTACCACGGCTTGCACCGGCTAAGAAGAAAAGATCAACGTTTTTGTTCAACGAAGACGAATTTGTTACTGCACCGTTGGCTGTTGTAGCCGATGCGTTTACTGCTTCAAATAATGTGTTGCTCATTTTTATTTTCCTTTATAACAGAATCACTATTTTGTTGTCGGGTGTCTTTACCAATTTGACTACTGCACCACAATGTAGTGTAGACAGGACTCGAACCTGCAAATGCCTGATTATTTTAAAATTTTTGTTGCTGAACGGATTCTTTAAATTTCAACTAACTGCGCTGAAAAACTTAGTGGTACAATAGCGGATTCTTCTACTGTAGAACATATGACTCATACTGTACCATAAATAAAATCAGATTCGGTTTTGACGAGTTTTTGCTTTCCCCTTCAGAAAGGATCTTAACTTGCGCCCTTTCGAGCCTGGGTTAATTCCATTATTATTTTTTATGGCTGAACCGAATCTTTAAACTCTTTAACAAGCCGCTAGTTTAACTAAAATCTGTTACAATGTCAACTAAACCAACGTCTTATATTATATAAACAAGGTGATATATAGTAGGTTATTTTATTATTCATGTCGATTTTCTATACCATTTTTCAGGGTTTAACTATCCCGACCATATCACTAATCGTTAGTGCCCGATTCCGTATTTATTCTGCTACGGACAACATATCTAACATTCTGCTAGACTAGCCATTACGTAAATAATCTTTCGATCATTTTCTCTAGCGTTGGATGTATTTTAAATGCTGTAATCACCTTTTGTAACTAAAACAGGATGGTGTAAGGGACATACTTTTCCGTTAGGATCATATGCTATACGGCCTTACCCGTATTTTGAACTTTTTACATCGTCCAGGATGTTTCTTAATAGTCTTGCACACTGCTTTCACGATGTACAAGTATTACATTACCGAAGGAATGCTTTTACCTATTAACGTTACAATGCCTCTCGGCATGGTTTTGTTTGCTGTATCCATCCCTTTGCAACTATCTATTATATAGTGTTATTACTTAGCTGTCAACTGTAAAACTACTTGGGTTTAGGTTAAAAATCACCAGTTTCCGGTTGCTTTAATCGGTTTACCGTCTTTTGCTAGTTCCTGCTCGTAGTGGGCAGTTTCTTTCTGTAACATATCCATTGCCCGTCGGATCAACCGTTTGTAATCGGGAGAGTCGGTTCGTTCTGGAAATACTTCTGCAATCTCGAACTTGGTCATCAAGGCGTCAAGGTCATTTATCAATTTTGGTTTGATGTCGCCTGGACTGGCGTTGGCATAAGCCTTGGGCACTTGTTTGGTCACAAGTATCTCCATGACTTCTAAGAACCTGGCATTTATTTCAGAGCGGCTTGCAGTGTATCTCCAATCTTTCCTGCCGGGTTTAGGTTCTTTCTTATGTGAAGTTTTTCTGGGCTGGCTATATGCGTTTGGCTTCTCTGGATCATTCCTGGATGCCAAACCAGCTTGATCTCCTGATTTTTTCTCATCCATCGCGTGCCTTAATTCATGCCCCACAAGAGTTTTCATTCTTGGATGATCGAGATATTTTATATTAAATACTATAGCATTCGTGTCATAGTCCCATGCTCCGAGTATAGGGGCACCGTTCCTTTTTTCTCCAGGTCTGAGTACACGTTTTATAAATGCGTCGCCAGATTGAAGATCAATCGACACGTCATTTAATATTTCTAAAGGCGTATCGAAATTATCTCCTATTTTTCCCAACTCAACGGGTTTGTCCGATAATGGGATACCTTTGTTAGGCAGGATTAGCTTGTTATAAACGGCGGAAGACAGCGACACTAGAGCCCTGTCTTCTTCTGTTGTTTCAACTAAAAATAATTCTAATAATCTCATAGCACACCTTTCGATATGCTATTTATCAAAATTATCTCGGCGTACCTTTCAACACATCGATGACGGATGGCCGGAGCTTATATAAAATAAGAATATCACGGCGATCATCATCTGATAGTTTTATCCACGCTTTATATTTTTCTACGGATCCATAACTGTCTTCCGGAGTTTCATTCACCAACCATCTGGCAATGTCACGCATAAAATTCATATCCAACAAATGGTGCGCTCGAAGAGCTGCACCATAAAAATCATTTATGATCACCGATTTACAAAAGCTTCCCGGAGGCATACCATATGCCAAGTAGTTCCAGAATGTCTCTTGCATATCCATTGTAACACATGCATAATGTTCGAAGCTTTTTTCAAAGTATGGATGCATTGTTTTGTATGTCATTAGTCACTTTCTTTTAATAAGAATTTATTGCTTGTCAACTGCTAGATATAAGAAATTACGGAAAATATCATGAAGCAAAATGTAAACAATATCAATCGGAAGATTTAAGCAAGAAGTGATTTGATATGCATTTAAAACTAAATTTACCATCCTTACGCTTGAAAACGAGTCCTTCTCGGATTGGGTGATTTACACTTTTACCTTCAGCAAATGTTAACAGATGATCTGTCGTTGTTATGCCGAGTGTGTCATATAAATTTGCAGAATGTGCAATGATTGGAACGTGTTGAACCATGTCCATATTCAATCCATCTTTTTGCAGTTTACCTAAAATGTCTAATCGTGCTTTGGGTGCCAAGTATTCTTGCTTATCAATATCGAACATGTCGAATATAAACAACTTATGAGCTTTAAATTGCTCACGGTTCTTCTGTATACCCGGGCCCATAAGCTCGCCCTGTACTGCTAAATTCAGCCGTAATTTGCACAATACTGCCTGTAATCCGCTATCCTGGTACATGCGGATAAGTGTGTTACCAACATTGTGCTCATCTATAGTCAATTCCCAGTTTCGTCCACAGACTCCGTCTATATCATCACGCTGATAAGCAGTAAAAGAAGTGCCATCCATTTTCATACTTACTTCATAAAATGCGTCTTTGTTTTCTTCGAAGATTTTATAAGCAATATTCTGACATCTGTCCTGATCCGTTTTAGGAATGAATGTTGGAAAGTTACCCTTAACGTTTCCAGATAATTCTGTAGGAATTGGTGCTTCGTATTTCTGGACACCAAGAAAGTCAGTCAAGTCTGCGCCAAAATAGAAGAACTCGCATAGTTCCTGTCCTTCATTGAATTTCGAATCTAAGAAATGATCAACGAACATGCTTACAGGTAATGCCAACCCCTGGCTAAGCTGACCACGCAACTTAACAGTTTTCACACGCATACCTTCTTGTTCACCCATTCGTTTGAACATTCTGGATTTCAGATAGTCAAGTTGTGGCAATAGTGGAATGAAGCTGTCGATTTCAAAATAGAGGCAAGGGTCACCAACTTTGAATTCACCAATCTTCACAACACATTGCCAGCCGTCAATTTTAGCCAACTCGATAGCATCAGCACCCTCGATAGGTACTAAGTCTGCTATTTTTCTAATTGTAACTAGTTCTCTCATAATTCGTGCCTTGTTTTATGTTGGTTACTTGTTTTTAACCATTCCTCGTCTTCTGATCGATCTGGATGATGATTTGTGGGCTTCTGTATTAAGTGGGCGAATGTAATCGCAAACATTGTAGCAGTATGTTCATCCTCGAAACTAAACCTGTACCATGTATTGCTAACTTCCGAACCATGTTCCCAATCTGTTCTTTCTCCGTAGTACCTTCTATATTTCCAATCAATGCTATCGAATATTACTGTATCGGTAATAATATTTTCGATCCATCGCCTGATCTTAATCATTTCTGTTTGTGTTAGTTTTTCGCTATGAATATAATGCCTAAATGGCCAATCCGGGCTAGGCCACTTATATTGATAATATCCACGACCATTGTGTATATAGTGGGCATCGGAACAATACCACCTAACATTATCCATAGTTTCTTTTAAAAGTAATTTGCCCATGATGTATTATAAATGGCAATACCGCTTGATGTCAAGCGGTATTGTTTAGATTGGAAGTTACTTACTTCTTAGCTGGCTTCGCAGCCATCGCTGGAAGCTCATAGAACGACCATTTGCCAGTGTTCTCGGCCTTAACAGCAGACCACTTTTTATGGAAACCAGTTGTTTCCTGCATCTCTGGTAAACTAGCTTGGAAGCATCCACGCAAGGCAGCGAGCGATTCAACATACTTGGCAGTTTTATATGCACGAGTAACGAACAACGATTCCGTTGCGATTGATTGGACACCGGATCCGCCCTGCCCCATTCCCGAGTAATTCAACTTAGCAGAAACATATACGCTCTTCAACTTGCCCATTGTTGCTTCGGGGAATGCCAACAGTTTGTACGCATTGGTAAGAGTCTGCACGTCAGCCATCGGCTGTCCACCAACCATTACAATTGCTGCAACTTTGCCAGCATCCAGTGCTGCTTTTGCAGCTTTAAAGTCTGCAACCTCGACAACAGTGAATGCAACTTCACTCTGTAAACGAATAACCTGTGCTGTAACAATAGACCCGCCCCAGGCTGCAACACTCTGCCCAGCAAGATCATTTACAGTATTAAACTGCAACGGCTTGGAGCCGATAATACCAAGTCCCAACGCGCCCGAAGTTTTGATCGGGCTTACTGCAGAAGTAATCACATGGACTTCTTCTGGATACATGCTAAACAGCGTCTTGATACTGCCAAGGTCTTCGTTACGAGCACGATAGAACAGTACGTCGGTCTGAACAATTGCTGCGTTCACTTCGTTACCGAGGAGCTTATCCATGTTGTCTACTGACCCTTTTGACGGGACCTCGATTTGCATAATTTGGTCCTTACACATGCCTTGGAATTCCACGAACATACGATGGTAGGTACCAGTTGGGCCGCCTGTTGCAACCTTCAGTTGCGTTTGTGCCATTGCGCTTGTAGAAATTGCAAGTACGCCGACGATCATTGCGATTTTAGTAAATTTCATTTGTGTCTTTCTTTAAGTTAGTTAATCTGTAAACCCTTGAATCCTGCATCTCCAGAGCTGGTCGGCTGAGGCTGACCTTGAATATTCGGTGTCGAATTATCTCCACCAGTTAAGACAAATAGTGCTGCAAGAATTAGAAATACAAAGATAGCGCCTAGAATCCGAATCTTCATTATCTACTCACTTTCTGTGTTTCGCGAACTGGTACTTCAACTACATTTGGTTCGCTATGACCTAATTGTACGACAAGCGAGTCCTCTTTGTCATCCGAATCCACATCCAGTGCTGCTGCAACTTCAAGTTGAGCAAATGCACGGTTCATTGATTCGAACACGGCATCACATGCTGTATCGTGTTTTAGCTGTTCAAATACGTCGCCGGTGTCCATACCAGCAGCTTTATTCAGTTCAATCGCGTCCTTAGACATTTCCCAATATGCTTGCATTTCTTCGAGCTTCATCGCACCTTCCTCGAGTGATTTCTGTGCATTACGCAATGCAGTCTTTTTACGCTCGACCAAATCAACCATTCGGTCAAACTGTTTTTGGAATTCAGCAGCGCGATGTGGATACTTTGCTGCAAACTTTTTAACCTTATCACGGAATGTATCTCTGGCAGTTGTTGCATTAACCACATTGTCTTCAAATGTGCCAAATGCTTTGCGTCGTTCCTGCAACTGGTACGTCATAGTTTCGATAGGATTTTCTGCAGCGGCGTCAGTTACCTTTTGAATGTGCTTGACTTTTTCATCATCGGTTAATCGATATTTCAGGTTTGCCATTTTCAGTGCAAACACTGGCGCCAATGTCACTAATGTAAATCCGATGGCTGCTGCAATAGCGAGGCCGATCAGTCCCTGGATAGATAGAAAGATGATTGGTGCTACCAATAACCCGACTACACCCAATGCTACAATGGAGACCCATTTTTTCATCTTGTCTCGCTTGGCGAGAATTTCATGTGATACCATTTTGTATCCTTTCTATGTTAGAGTGTAGTGTAATAGATTTGCTGCAAGAACTCAATCGGTGTTGCGATTTGTTCTGTACTCTATTACATTACAGACAATTGCTAAGGTAACTGATCCCACCCAAAGTATTGCAAGCGAGATGAATACAAGTTTAATCGATAGCAGACTTAACAGATAGCCTATAATCACCACTGCAATCATAGCGTACAGAAGCTGTATACCTGTTCTGTTAGCCCCGTGCTTCTCTGGCAAACACCCATTTAAAATAATTTAACATATCAAAATAAGGGCAGATGCCCGGTAAGTTTGTTTATCAATTCTTCGTCGGCTGGCCCGACGCCAATTGCGGTCAGAGTTTTTACACCATTGAATTCAGTTAATCCAGAATCTTCAATTATGGAACATGCAATTCCGGCTGATCTTGCAGCAATGTAAATGTCGGTCAATTCCTGATCAGTTTCGACATAACAGGTAATCTTTCTAAAGTTGCCAACAACCCATTCATATACGAATGGATTACTAATATCGATAACAAATTCCTTTGCTTCTTTATCTATTGCACCAAGAGAAAACAATGCTCCTACACTTGCGTGGGCGCCTTGTGCCACGTATTTTCCAATTCTCGATCCTTTACCGATAAACTTACGCATAACCAATACCTGTTTACTTGCCACGTAATATCCAATATGTTTTAAATAAATTAAAGTCTTCTTCTGTTTCAAATTCTAAGTGATCTACATCTTCATTATTCCCACCATCCACAATATTTCCAGAAAATTTCGCTATTTCCGCTATTAGCAATAGATTCCTACCATCTGCAGAAACCCATTCGCCAGATGTAACAGTGCAGAAGTTTCTCCACCATATTGGGCATTCTGAGAAATACCTGTATTCCGTAAACGATACTTCGATCACTTCAGTTGCGAAACAGCATGATCGAACATTCTTTGATACGCGTCGTGGAATACTTTCTTGATCGCCGTAGACACAGTAGTGATAACGTCGCCGACGATGTTTTCAACAAAGCTGAACGGCCATACGAATACCCAGGCAATGATTGTCGGCCACATGTGTCGAGGATGCAATCTTCTCAATGCACGTTCTTTATTGGTTTCTGTTTCGCCTCTGTTTTCTTCCACCATTTTGTTCAAAGCACGTTTATAACGCCACATACTCCAACAAATACCTGCTACCAAATAAATTCCAGCGTAAATCATCAAAGTCCAGAACGGAATTGCAAAAAAGAAATATGCTACAGCGGCTGATACTAACGCAGTAAAAACTGCCATGCCCCTTGCATCGTTGTGTTCAAAGATAATACCCAGGAACAGCAAAATAATCAATGCTGGCCAGGTCAGCAAGAAGCCTGCGAAAAATGCGATAATTGGATCCACCATAAAAGTCCTTTTAGTGTGTTGTATAACTTACATCGCTATTGTAACATTAGCGATGCTGTTAAGCATGGATTAAAATGCTCCGGCTTTATATGTAGCGTTGGATGCAACGAATGCATGTTTCCACTGCCACTCGTCCAATACTAGTTGGTTGAATATATCTTCTTCAACTTCGATAAAAATATCGACGGATAATTCCAGCATACGGATTGCTCGCGTGTAGCTATTTTCATATGATGTTGGTTTTGGTGGTGCAGATTTAATTTTTCCAAATTCTTCTAAATTTGCCGTTTTGGCAAGCTTCAAGTTAGCTGTCATAGTTTGTAAGACTAGTTGTTTATAGTCCGCTACAGATTCGACAAAGGCTGAAATGTGTTTTTCTTTATTTGTTTTGACGATCTCAAGCAAGTCTAGGCGGTCCATTTTAATTGCATTCATGACATTCCTTTGTATGTTTCTCATATTTTTCCGATTGTTTGGAAGAGAGCATCGAACTCGAATCGAAACCTATTTCTCAATAAATCCAGCTGATTTCCAATCAGTGGCAGCCCCTGGCTACTTTACTCTCTAATCTCGATAGTATACGCGAATGCTATACCGATGTCAACCTATCAGTGCTGCCACTATTAGATATTCTTCTATCATCTCTATATCGTTATTTATTCTTTCTAGTAATTCTGTCGACTTTAAAGTATTCCCGCGTCGTGCATCAACTTCTGCTTTAGATAATAATACAATCTCACTCTGGATATTGTTTATCATCCTTAGAATTTCTCCCTCGTACATCCATCCTCGAGCTTGTCGACGCAATTTAATTTCAATATTATTCCACTCGAGACTTGATCGTATCATAAAAAAGGTTGTTATAGTTTGCTATGTTATACGAAATATCCCTTGCAAACAAGTAAATTTGTCTGGTTTCTTCTGGTGTCGGCACTGTACTAAGGTATATAGTCAGAATTCCTGATAGTTGATATAATTTATTAGGTGGTATCCCGATCGCACAAACTGAAGCTATTAACACATTGGCTGCTGGTGCATATTTATATGCTGTCGATTCTTTAAATGGGACACATATAAATTCACCTCGTATCAGTCTCATTACGCGGGCATTATCTACTGTGGATGTCGTGAATATCGGTGGATCACTTAGTCTACCTTCAACAAACGCATCATATAAAATTTGAGCAGATGGATTGTCAATCTTTATATACGTCTCTGATATCGTATTTTTGTTAAAGTCTACAGTTACAATCTGAGTCCCTAATATATAATCTGTATTAGTGGTGACAGAATCTATCTTAGATTTCACAAATGGGGAAATCTTTAATAAATGTGAATTTATTTCAGGTTTAGTGATTCGTGGCGATTTCCATAAATTATATACAATTGCACCAGGGATAACCGCTAATGCGATTGAAATTGCCAAAGCACGAATAAGTCGTATCATATTTCTCCATTTAATTGCTTCTTATTGAATGTGGTTGGCGGTTAGACATATCAACTTCATATATTCTGAAAGATATATCCCTTAATAATTGTTTCGCAGAAATTATATCATTTTCAGTTGGGGAATTAAATAAGTAAATATTTATATATCCACTGAATCTGCCATAATATGGTGGAATGCTTATTGAACAAACAGTATTAATCTCGGTGGTTGACTTATAAAACATTGTGTATCCTAGGGACTTCTTATAGTCTACACATACAAAGTCCCCATTTATCAAATTTATAATAAGTTGATTTTCAAATTCTTTATCTGAAAACAATGGTAAATGTGATATTTTTTGTTGCTCGTATTGTTTATATGCTCGTTCGAAGTTATCATTGCTGATTGCCGAGTAAGCAACATATCTTACATTTTTTTTAAAGTCTACATTAATTATCTGAATTGCTGCTATTTTATCCTTTGCTTTATTTACAGCCGTATCAATTAAATTAGATGTGTCTGGTGTTATGTTCAGAACTACGGGTTCGGATATCTCTACTTGAGCAGTAATTTTTAAAGAGTTATATACTATTGCTCTGTTTTCCCATAGACCATATGCTAATCCTATCATGATTAGAAATATAAATGCTTGGATCATTTTGGACCAGCTTAAAGCATTAAGCAATGCAACAATATTTTCAAATTTCATCTTTTATTCTCGATTATGTTGGAATCAGTAAAAGATTTCCTACTATGTTATTTATCGTAGAATAATGAAATATTGAGTGAGTGTTTAATCTAGATTAAAACACTGGTGCATCTGACTGGACTCGAACCAGCACATCTTTCGATACCAGACTCTCATTCTGGCTTGGCTACCAATTACAACACAGATGCATACATACGAAATATGTATATGATAGATGGTCGTATATCAACGGCTGATTCACAGCTTCATGCGACCAATAATCTTACATGATTACTCCTCAGTTAAAAGATGAACACTTAGCCGTACGATCCCGACTCGGAGACGTAGTCTCTAAACCACGGTTTAGTAGAATGTATACCAACAGTGCGTTTAACACTATAATAACTGGATGCAGGATCAGGAGTCGAACCTGATATCTTTGGCTTATGAGACCAAAATGGTTTATATATCCGTGCCACTCGCCCGCTGTAATCTGGTGCCCCTTGTCAGAATTGAACTGACCTTTTATCTATACCAAAGATACGTGTTCGCCAATGTCACTAAAGGGGCGTATAAGAATAGTAATAGTATTACTTTCTATGTCGACACTAATTCTCTTTTATTCTTATCGTAAGTTATTAGTGTATATTCTTATATTTATTCTTTTGGCTTCTGATTCTTTAAAAAAGACCTTAAAGAAACCAACTGTTCTCGGAGTATTCGTCCTTTACTTTCTTGTTTATTCTGTCGCTGTGTAATGGCGTGTAGTTGAGCTTTCATTTCGGTAACTCTTTCATCTCTGGTAGGTGCAGGGGACTCTTTTCTTCCCATAGATTCAGCTAATTCAACAGTTACAAAATTACTATATGTATTAAATGTGCGGGATCGGACGAACCATTCTATATCTTCTATGATTACACAATCGCCAGCAGCTGGCAGGAATTTAAAATCATTAATCTTAATTGGAATAGTTTCTCCATATTCATCTACAAATATTACTTGCATTCTTTACCTTATTTGGCTCCCCGACGTGGGCTCGAACCACGGACATTTTGATTAACAATCAAACGCTCTACCGACTGAGCTATCAGGGAATATTCTCTATTTATCTAACTTAGCTTTCTTATAATTTTGTAACCGTGCTTGTTTATCCATCTGTTAATATGATCTGTATCCCGGTCGTCTTTTATTTCTGAAATATTTTCTTCTAAATAATCAATAGATTTCTGGCATGTTGCATTCGGAGCGTTTCTAAACACCATTATACTAATCCCCCCGAATTCATTTTACAAATACACAATACCCATTCTGAAAAAACACTTCTTCAGCACTATAAATTCTTCTGTTATCACACATAAACTGTGCGTCAGTGAATGGATTATAGCTTATTTTTTTGCTATTGTCAATATCCCTAATGTCCATAACAGGATACGTATGTAACATGTATTTATCTGCAACGACAAATGCATGCACATTCTTCCGTTTCTCTTTTATTACCTTCTGCCTGCCCTTTTCACTCACCCTAAACTCGACTGCTAATCCATATAACGAATGGGCAAGGCAAACTACCAAACCTTTGTGTTTCACAGAAAAGCCACCAGTTCGTAAGTTTCTATAAATGTAATATTTTGCTTTCGTCATAATAAAAAATAAGTGAATGTCTTGCTAATCGGTCATCTAGCTACTCTCAAGACTCAAACGGTTTTCGACAGGATAATCTAATATCCATCTACTTAGCCAAACCTCGTCTCGGTATTTCCATTGTAATTTTCAGATTACAATTCTCTTTGCGCATTTTCCCAACATTCAGGAGGAAATACATTAAGACAGGAAAGCGGCTCTGACAGTTTATCGACCTGCTGCTGCATATCCACCGGCGTATTTCTTTCTTCGCTGCCCGTTACTTACTAAAATAGTGCTATAGGAGGTAAACCCTATTTAAGTATGTCATTTACGCATCCCCAAAATGCGACCGTATATAAAAGCTTTTAATACGGACTGAAATACTTACGAATCTAAAGCGAGACTCGGCATAACAGGTGATGCTACCCTGTACCTTTATTACGGAAAGGTACCTAACCACCGTTAAACTGCGGCGCAGTATTGAGGCACATTTTACTGTGTACCATCCTCAAGATCGATTTGACTTTAGTGTTGCACAGCCTGAGAAAGCATTTATCGGTTTTACCAGCAACATTAATTATAATTAAGTATAGCGTCTCTGTTACTACTATACAAGTCAAAAATGGTCTCGGTAGCAGGAATCGAACCTACGCTCTGTCGTCCCAAACGACAAGTGATACCATTTCACCATACCGAGTAAATTATAGCTTGCGTCAGGTTTTCCAAACATCTAACGCTAACGGATCGGCCCCCGATATGTTTTTCAGTCCATGGACTATAGTGTTACTACTCACTCGGGCTGTTTCCTTTAAACCCCACAAAAGCAATCGACTCGTGATGGGTTAGCCAATTGTCCCCCACTTCGACGTAACGGCTTGAAGTCAACCGGACAATCAATTACATGGATTGTCAGCATGTGGATTATAACTTCGTCTACTCACTATTGTGCATTTTCAACTAACGTTTTAGCTCACGTATTGTTTACGGGAGAAATAAGCTCCGCTTCTGAGTTATGGTCCAGGAAGTCTATGACCGCAGTTTCTTAAAACTTGCAAGCACCGACTACATTTAACGTCTATACAAGAATCCAGTTCTAGTACATATATATCGGGAGACGACAATTAGTGCTTCGCCTGCAGTACCCGAGTCCACAGACTAACGTTTCAACTCACGAATCAGTTTAACGCCATAGTTTGGGCGCTCATCTTCACGGTGTGACCGGAGTGGAATTTTTACAATGCCCCACTGCCAGGCCCGGCTCTAACCTTTTACATCGTAGGCTGGATGCGAATTAGTATTTCGCAGCCGATATTCAAAGTCGGTTTGCTAACGTTTCAATTCACGGACCAGTTTATTATACTGCCATAATCACGGCAGGTAGCGATCTAGGGCCAAACCTGCAATACTGTTTTAGCGAGTCATGTTGCCTGGCTCGGAGACGGACTTTTATATCCACGCTCGGATATGAATTCTTGGTGGGCGATGTAAGATTCGAACTTACGACCAATGCCATGTAAAAGCATCATTCTAACCGCTGAAATAATCGCCCAATATTCTTTTAACTTGTGTCTATTTTACCTTTTAATACTGCTGCTGTCAAGCCTTCTAAGTTGTTGTAGTTATCGAAACTCCGCGGGCTATGTTTTGTGCGCTCGATTGCTAGTTGGACTTTCACCAAATCAAATATACCATATTATGGTAGGGACTAATGCTCCCGCCAGATACAACTACAACTTCTTAAACTCTTCCTTCTAACTTTAATACCAAATAATCTGCTTCCTCGAATTCACCCATGCCTTCGCATATTTCACAATCTTCCCATATCTCTGTATGGCCACTCGGATACATTTTAGCGGTCATCTGCTGGCCCAGGCCGCCGCACTCCGTACATTGAATGTATCTTGTATATTCAGTTTTCATCATTCTTACTTGGCAACTTTCCACACAGTTTATAAATGATATAATCACTATCGGGTATAGTTTCCTTACCTCGACAAGTATTACACGGGGCCATTGTTGCCTCGACGTCTGAGTGCCATTTGAGTTTTTCCTACCCATTTTGCCCCAAAACCTCTGCAAGATGGGCAAGCGACATGTCTCTCTTCAATCGTCTGCATGTTCCGGATAGTTTTCTTTTATCTCTGCAATCATGCTCAACAGTCCTCTTGCGAAATCTTCTAACTCGACTGTATCTTTGAATTTCAGGATTGTTGTGTTCTCAATATGAATAAATATGCCAGCTTCGATAACGTCGCCGTCTCTGTCACACATATCTACACTAAACATTGTTTGCATATAATCTTTCTACATTTGGTGCCCCCTGGGAGACATTATTTGGTGCGCAAGAAGAGACTCGAACTCTTAATCCTTTCGGCAGTGGCTTCTAAGACCACCGTGTATACCATTCCACCACTCGCGCATTATTTCTTTTTTCTTCCGCCAGACCAGTTAGCAGATATATTTGCTTTGTGTTCCTCAGCCAAAGTATTACCCTTGTTGCCAGAACCATTTTTATTTCCCTTCTTCGCATTTATGCGTCGAGCCTCTTCTTCACCATATTTGTTTACCATGTTCTCCCAAAGAGACTTACCGCCATTTGCCATTTTATCTAAACAGTTTTCACTTGCAGTGCCCCAATAAACATGATTGGGATTGGAACATTTCCCATTATGGCATGCATGACACACATGAATTTTCTTACCTGATGGTATTGTTGTATCATGTAAATGTGCAAGCAACCCTTTCAAATACATACTTTGACCACCACGCTCAATGCAGGGTTCATCTAATCTAAGATGTTCCTGCCGTAGTTCTTTACTTAGTAATATGTATTCTTCAATCTCTGTCATTTATACATTATATACTAATCTTATTTAGCAATCAACCGCTTCGTTCGTCTGTCATTCCAGGAATCATTTACAATGGTCACTTGGTCATGTTCGACTTTCCAAGTAAGTGTGTCACCTTGGAACCAAGGTTCATCGCCATCGAACAAACTTTCCGGCAATGGGAGAACGGTCTCACCGTTCTCATCTTCGAATAATGTTACAATTTGTGATTTCATATTTTTGTAATTCCTCTTGCTATAGTACCTGGTTTCACATTTGCACTTTCCATTGCCGCCTGTGGGATATAATATTCAGCAGACACTGCTGCTTTATCCTTTAACGTATCTGCTATTAAATCCATTTCATCATATGTTGCAATGACAGCACCGATTTTAAATTTAGCATGCCTTGCAACCGAAATTTGCATAAATCTTTTTACATCATATTCGGTCTTGGCTCGTTCGACTGTTCGCCAGAATGAAAGAAAAGCTTTCTCATTCTTTCTTTGTATAATAAACGGATGTATGTCCGAGGAACCTATTTTAACTCTGTATTTCATATTAACCTTTTAGTTTATCTACTACTTGATCTAATTCATCGTATCGAAACACAATTTCACCAAATTTCGGCGGTTTGCTCTTAATGTCAAGTTTAATCCACTCTTTGGCAGATTCCTAAGATGTACACAACCCAACTTCTGTCCACTAGTGCCATGATTTACGCTTACGGTCTACCCTGTACGGATATGAAGGAGAATTTATGTATCTAACTCTATGTCTCATTGCCCCATCCTTTCTGGATTTATTTCCCAACCCTGATCACTATTCCTTTTACGCAATGCTTCTATTTCATTTGCTGCTTCTTCGAGTAAATCTGCAATCCTGTCCGGCTTATTTTCCTGAACACTTTTCCGTGTAGAAATTTGCCGGCGAATTTCAGCTCGTTTCCTGAGTCGAAAAACTAAGTCTTCACTCATCATCTTTTTCCCAGTCATATTTTTCACGTTCGATTTGTTCGAATGTGCTAAGTTCTAACCAGGTTTCTGTGCCCTTACTAAAACATCGTCTGGTATAATCGTGGCCGCCGTCAACTGCTAAAGTGTTACACTTACACCATTTAAAATCGTGTCGATGCGTCGATTCAATGATGTCCTTACAGATAAGACATTGTGCTTTATTGTGGATTACTCTTTCTGTGAAATATTTCTTAGTCATCGTTTCATTACATAAAAATCTTTACCCGATGCTCGTGCATATCGAATTGTATACCACGAACCACTCTTATCTTCTTTGTCAAACTTAGGAGCGCCAATCAATGCATCTGTGTAATCTACAATCCTTCGATCTCGTGGCAGGTAATCATCCGGTTCACGAATTTCGTCACCTTTGCAATATGCTCGTTGATATGTAAGGCGAGGCGGATGAATTACAATAAAAACATCCGGGAAGAATTCTCTTACAATATTATTTGCTTCTTCGTCTGCACCTCTGCAATCACCGTGATGAAATTCACAAACATTTAATTCATAGAATTTCAAAACAAATTGTTCTTTCTGAGATTGGGTCATTCCTTCTCTTGTGCCGGTAAATCCTACTTTCATATATCTTTTCGTATATTATATAGTACATTTAACGAGCGTGTCAACTGTGAGTTGCTGGTTGTATCTGTCAATAAAAAAATCTGGAGTATAAACATCTCCATAATATCTGTACCAAGCCGGGCGTTCGTTTAATCGTAAAGAAATGCGATCAATATTTACTTTGGTATCTTTTTTCGTGGGTAACCATTCTATTTGACCTATTCTGTCATGCACAAACTTAAAATCTTCGGTTATGAAATTAAACAAGGTAATATCGAACCCACGTTGAAGAAGCTCCTGAGTCAGCTCGTCAAATCTGTCATTTAGGAACGTAAGTTTATTATAAAAGAAAGTAACGTGACCTGTATTCAGCGTATACACAGGGCATATTTTTTCGTAAATCTTGGAAACAGGCTTCGCGCAAAGTGATCTCTTTGCAGCAGGCACAATCATTTTGATCTCGCGCCATTCGGCAAAAAGATGTTGGTCGGCAAGATCTTGCACATGGACTAGATTTATTCGGGTCATTTTGGAAATTTTAATTTAAAAGCTACAATAGTCTCTTCGTCGTAAATATTTATTTGAATTCTCGTAGGTGCCCCAAACCAGTTCCAGTATATTCCATCGGAGGTTTCTCGGGCCGGGGGTGCAATGTCAAAAAGGAATACCATCTCGGGCGGAAACTCCTTTTTCCATGATTTATTCTGATCCCATTTAACGTAATGCGTATACATAATTTGAATAATGGTTCGCCAGGTGGGATTCGAACCCACGACTAGGAGTTTTAGAGGCTCTTGCTCGGCCGCTGAGCTACTGGCGAATATAACATATTATAGTATATACATTACTTTATGTCAACCGATACAAGTTTAGTCGTTTTATAATCCAGTAACCACTCATATGCGTGTTTGGCCTCTTGTGTCCATCGAGGAACATATTGTTCATATCCTCCCACTTTTTCCCATCCCGGGCCGGTTGGCTTTGGATCATACACTCGAAGAAGTTCCAGCGCCTCGTCCATTGTCCGTTCTTTCCAAATATCACCATCTTTATAGTTAAACACCGATTGTATCTTATGACCCGGATGTTTTCCAAGTCCCTTAATAGTATCGATGCCGAGGATGCTTTCAGCATTACATTTGGAACAACTGGCAGCAAAACAAGTACAGTCCCCGATGTGAGAACCTGCGAGTTCTTCTACGTAATGTTCTAATAATTCATCGACTCGTTCTTCGAGTTTAGATTTATCATCTGTGCACCAGTATACCGGGTCTAATTCTTTCCGTGCCCTATTAATATCAAACCATGACTCATCTTCTTGCAAATGAAAATGAGCACTAAATAAAAGATCCTCATATTCTTTAAGCTTTAGTTTTAATCTGAAAACTTCTAATTCGTGATCATCCAATTCAACGATAGTATTCAACGGATTAGGTGTATATGTTATTTTCATTGTGTCATTTCTCCCCTAAATAAATCCCACTTACGGAAAAACTTGCGTTCCAGTTTATCAGTTATAGGGCGAGTACAAATTGCACTGAATCCAATGTTAGTATCTGGCTCATAAAATGCATAAAAATCAATGCCACGCATATCAAGCATCTAAGCAATGACTTTGATGTCATCCTCATTTTTCGCCGATAAAAGCACTAAATTCGAGATGCCATTCGCGTCTTTAAACAGTTTGCCTGCCTCATAACATGCATGACCAGTTTGGACGATCTTTTGAGCAGCAGAAATATCCTCTCGGATGAATGTATAGATATACGAACTCATGCTAGTGCCTTTCCGGTTGCTTTAATACTTTTGGCGATTTCTAAAACTGCTTTCTTTTCAGTTTCATCGAGCCAATTATAAACTGGGCAGCCTCTGACACCATACAAGGATGAGTAAACACCAAAATATGGATATGCACCATTTGCTAATTTAATAGTATTTGTGATAGGTGTGAATGATTTATTCAATCGTTCGATTGCACCTTCTTTGCCTTCACCCGCCATAACGGATTTATAGATACAAAGCGTAACAACGTCTTCTTTGATAATGTTTTTGAGGGCAGCTCGTGCCTTCCATTTTGCCCTGATATCAGTAAATGATTTAGGTGCGTCCGAAACTACTTCGGTTAAGTTCATTAAATTGTTCATGTTTCTTCCTTAAAATTAAAATTTGATTTCTACAAAATTGCAATGAGAATTGTCAAATTATTTTTATGAAGAATTAAAATATATCTACATCATAGTATATTTTCCTTTAGTTAAGTTGTAACTGTATTTACCTATATATTAAACTATTTTGTTTAATTTGTCAACCGAATTCTGTACCTGGATCATTGCCCAATCTAATTTGTCAAACGGCAATGAGTCGACTACTTCATCGATTGATTTATTTAAATCTTGATCGTACATCCTTTTAAAGAATAAGAAGTTTTCGTTGGGTAATTTTGCTAGGCCCTCTTTTAGGAAATCTCGGGCGAATTTGTCTACGTGCTCGGTGAGGAATTCATTCATAATCAATATCTTTCTAAAAAGTTAATCAATGTTTATCTATTGCGTAGATTCCCCATCGGTTATCTGCCGAGTATGCTTATACACCAATATACACAATAGATAAAAACAGAAAATGACCTTGGACTCGAACCAAGTTCTCCACAATACGCTATGTTCTGGCTACTAAACTAGTCATTTGTGTTTAAGAATTAAGTAGAGACTCCTTTGAAGCACGTCTGCCCACTCAGTATGTCACACACCGCTATACTTAATTCTTAAACACAATAACAAACAAAGCAGAGCCTTCCCAGGGTTTGCAGCCAGGTCTCTATTTCTAGCGCATTACTATATGCTACAGGATGTCTTGCCCAATACATAACATATGTGATGCTATGTATTGTTTGTTACTATGTCACTACTTTAACAATAGTGGCATCTTCTGTCAAGTGGTTAAATCAATTCTAAAGAAGTTCCGCATTGGCTGCAAAATCTCGAATTTGCTTTATTTGTATGTGAACATGTTGAGCAAATATTCTTAGTATGAACCGTAACTGGTGCAACAACTTCGACGCTGCCCACTTTACCAGCTAAGCGTAAAATAATGACGCTGGATGCAGCTTCGGAGTTAAATCCGTAAACTGGTGTAAACTGCTGTTCTACTTTTGAACCTGGCACAGTGATGCCGACATCCGATACAACAGATTTAACTGATGCATTCTGTGGGACTGCATATTCAGCAGTCTGGGTCTGAACATTCATGCCACGTGTTACGCTTCCGAGACTTGCCGAACTTAATGTAGATCCACCCGAGTCACTGTTGCCAACTGCACCTTTTGCTGTCGATGCATATGAATCATAGTGACCGTACCTGATACCGCCAAATGGTGGAGGACGATTATAAGTATTCCACCATACATCATTGTGATATGTTGTTTTTATTTCCGGAACTTCTTTCTCGAACCAAAATTCAACACGAACTACACCATCGTCTACTTTAATACCGCGTGGACCATCTTCGATTGCTGTTGTGCGTTCAATGAACTTAAAGGCGTTACCTTCGTTCATATTTCCATTACGTATAAATCGTTTCATTTCAACTTCGGAATTTGCATTCACAATGATTTCCTGGCCATCTAATGCATTTGTGCCATCGATGTCTAATATGAATTTTGCTCTACGGGAATTTAAGTTTTTTACTAAAACTGAAAACTCTGAACCGAATGGCAGAGTGACGAGATCTTTGGTTTCTCGCAATACCTTGCCGCCAACCTTGATAGCCACGACAAATTTATCTGAATACATCATTATTTTTCCTTTTCAACCGGCTACCAGTAGGCCGCAATTTAAAACTGGTCAAGTAGTGCCCTATGCACTGTTATCACACCATTAAAGATGTAAATATATTTATCTTTATTTTCTTATGTGGTTGATATTTGTAACAAATCAGTGAAAATGCTTTTTCCCGATTTGCATATCCTGTTAGTTTTGCTATCTTTTTAGATACAGTTTTATGCTGGATATACTGCATCCTTATATTATACCGTTCCTCTGGAGTGAAATCACCTAACAGTTTCAGGACTTTAACTCCGAAAACTTTCTTTGAATTCTTTGTATCCTGTTCTATATTGGAGAACCTGTCTAACGGATGTTTTCCATCGACAGATGGATAAATCCTCACTTCTTCTGGAAGTGATTTAAAGAATTCATCTGCTTCCTTTTTAGAAAATTCAAACCATTTATCCGCTTGTCTTTATACATCTCGTGCAGACTACTTTCCATCAATGTGTGATTCTTTGCCTTCCAGACACCGATGATATGAACTTTAAACGGGAGTAGTATTCCTAAATCTTTCACCCGTACTTCAGGTGTTTTAGATTTTCCAATCTTGTACCAACCGAAAACGGGTGTTCCAATAAAATATACGTAACCTTCCATAATCTGTATTATAGCAGATTCTTACAGAAAAGTCAATAGAAAAGGGACCGAAGTCCCTTTCATTATTCAGTATCTCGTTATCAGAATGAATATTTTGCACCAATCATGAATCGATTACCGTTGTATGCACGAACACGGTCTTGACCAACCTGATACTGATAATCAGCTGTCAATGCAACTTGCTTTGTAAGTGGGTAGCTTGCTCCAACACCGACAAACATTGCAGTACCGTTACGGAAACCTGTAGGGTTAATGTACGCTACGCCGACTTTAGGTGCAATAGTTACACCGCCGATGACTGCTGCATCATACGATGCAGTTACGCTCCAACGGTCTATATTGATTGCGCCGCGAGTTGTGCGGTCATATGCACCTTCAAGGCCATACGAACCGAATTTTTCGCCAATCGACAAACCAAGTGCAGCACCTGCAGCACCTTGCGAATTGGTAGCACGAATGCCGACTTCGACTGCCGAAGCTGATACCATTGCCATTGCCAGTGCTGCCATAATTACTAATTTCTTCATTTTTATTTCCCAGGTTATAAGTGAGCCGATATTTATCAACTTGCCGTATTATAGCACATAAAGACTGGATTTGCAAAACCAATATATTTTCAGATAAATACACTAAAGGAGAGATTATGAAAAGACTATTTGCATTCATGACAGCACTATTATTAGTAGGTTGTTCTACACTAAATGGCCCTGCTAATTTCGATTCATACGAATACGCTCTAATAAACAAAGTATACACAATGGCAGAAGTATACAAACTCGGTTGTTCCGATCCCGAAAAAACTAAAGAAAATTTCGGTAAATTAACTGAAGTATCATTGGAACTTGTTAATTACAGCACAGATATACCAGATAACGCAGACACAGTAAAATTGGTTATACCATTACACAAAATGGTGTCAGATGCCAATGTTAAATTTAATACAGAATTACACACAGTCACGTATTGCAGACTGAAGCTCGATAACATCGAATTATCAGCTGGAATTATAAAACATTCTGTCGCAAAGAGAAGGAGAATATAATGTCTACTGAAGATAAAATTAAAGAACTTGTGTCATCGGATAATCCGTACGCACAACAAATCGGTGCAAAAATACAAGGAATACACAATGCACTAAACGATGGCAGTATTACGTCGGTTGAAGCAAAGGATTTGTTAAACGATATGAAGGTTGCTCAGGAACTCGCAATGGGTGCAGCCGATTTAGAAGAAAAGATTCTAATGCAAAAAGCGTTCGATGCAATTGTCGGCGTATTAGAACTAATAATTTAAATTTCGATAAATTGGGAGTCGTAAAAATGGGGCCGAAGCCCCATTGGTTATTTATTATACAAGGTAAGTCCTACCTCGGAGTGGCAGTTTCTTAGGCTGCGACCATCTCTGCGAAAGCAGACATGTTCAACTCGTTTGTATTTGCGTTTGCATTTACTATTTTTGTATCATTAACGTCGGTTACATGACGATTCTATGTGTAATTTTGCCTGCGCGGTCGATAGCCAGTTCACCCCCACCTAAGTATCCTAAGTAACTTAGGTGGAGGTGGAGGAAGTCGAATCCTCGTGTCGCACATTCTCTGTTACACACTTGCTAACTAAATAGCAGAATTTCTCCTTAATCTACCTGCAATGTATCCATTATTTAAAGAGTAATCTTTATCACCTATTAAAATAATGGTTTCTCTTATTCCGTTATTTATCCAAGCCGTTTTAACTTCGTGCCCCTTTTTACCTCTTACCCAGCCATCTGGAATATTTGCACCTTTATCTGTTCGTCTTACTTCTTTTGTTTCTATATTTGATATCCAAAATTTTCCATATTGTGAATTCTTTTTACCCTGGGAAAACCCTATTCGCTTAAATGTTGCATTTCGTTTATTATTTGCAGATTCAGTATGGGCAGCACCAGTTACTTTATTTGCATTTTTTCTTGCAGTGTCTATAACTTTTTTTCTATTTTCTTCTGTCCAATGCTGTGAACCACCTACTTTTAGTTCCCCTGATGCTATTTTAGCCTTAAATGATTTTATATTTATTCTGTCAGCTTTGTCAATCGAATTTATGTGGCCCCAACCGCCGATGCCACCTGTTCTGAGATTATACACATCTTCACGTAAAATAAATTTCTTATCAACTATAAGTTCTTCAGCTTCTAAAGCCATTTCATATGTATCAAAAAATTCTAATATATCTTTTCTGAAATTTTCTATTCCATATTTCTTTATGGCACGAATTATTGCAGTTCCTGATCCCATATATCTATCATCAATACTGTCAGTTTGGTGGACCCCTACATAAATTTTATTGTTTATTATGTTAGTTATTTTATACAAGTAGTTCATACTTGTATTTATCTAGTTTAGCGGGTATTGAACCACCGTCTTGTTTGCCTTGCGGCAGATTCTCTTTGTACGCCCTTTTACAGCACAACCTATACTTTAACACTATCTTGCAATAATGTCAACCATCCAAGGATACATCGTATCCCCAGAGGTATTTAATACAGTTTATTACTTTACCGCTGTTATTTAGCTTGGCATTGTTATAAGCAGTGTATTTAAGCTCTAAAGTGCGCGATCCT